TTGACCGTGGGTTTTATGTCGCGGAATCTGCCAACAGTGGTGATGTTTTAATGCAGCTGCTGAAAGTCACGCCTGCGCCGGTTGAGGTGGCAAGGGAGTTCACACCGCGCTTAAAGACAACCATCATTGCGGAAGAAGGCGAAACGCATTTGAGCATGGTTTACAAAGTCTTAAAGGCGATCGGGTGGCGCATACGCTTGACAGGTGACGGAAGAATAATAATCTGCCCGAAAGCAAATAAGGCATCTGTTACATATGACGCGCTTGATAATGACGCAGTCGAACCACAAATCACAATGAATCATGATTGGTTCGCGTGTCCGAACGTATTCCGCGCCATAGCTGATGACATGATGGCGATCGCAAGAGATGACCGGCCGGAGTCTGCTCTTTCAACTGTCAGCAGAGGGCGCGAAGTATGGATGGAAGAGACAGGATGCACACTGAACCTCGGCGAAGGCATCGCAGAATATGCGTTGCGCAGACTCAAAGAAGAACAGGCGAAAGCGTATGACTGTTCCTATAGAAGGCGGTTCCATCCTGATGTCACGGTATCTGACCTTGTAGCATTGCATTACCCGAAACAGGGCTTGAACGGCAATTACAAAGTAACGGAACAAAGAATAGAACTTGGCAGTGGTTGCAGAATGGAGGAACAAGTTGAGTATTGCTAAAGATTTCGTGGATGCACTGAAAGAAAAGAAAGGCACATCCCCATACGATACAACAGCCATAATTAAGCGAATAGAAGGCGGTACGGCTTGGGTACATATTCCCGGGGGCGTTGATGAAACGCCTGTCAAATTAACGATAAATGCGTCTGTCGGGGAAACAGTGCAGGTTCGTGTTGCGAATGGTACGGCGTTCCTTGTCGGAAACGCATCCGCACCGCCTACAGATGATTACACGGCAAATGTAGCCATGACCACAGCAGACGAGGCGAAAGAAGAAGTCACGATCCTGAATACGGTCGTGGCTGAAAATATTGCTGCTACAAACGCGAGATTTGGCGAAGTGGAAGCTGACACCGCAAAGATTCATAATCTGACAGCGGAAGAACTGACCGCATCGGTTGGTTACATTAGCGACTTAACAGCAGACAGCATCACAGCTGAAGACATCGCATCCGCAACAGGATATATTGGAGAACTGACCGCAGAGAGCATCACTGCGCAGGACATTTCATCCGCAACCGGTTACATTGGGGATTTAACCACAAACAATGTTACTGCGCAGAACATCATCGCAGACCACGGAACCATTGGTAATCTGAATTCAAATTATGCGCATATTACCAACGGCGTGATTGACAATGCGAAGATTGGCCATGCGGATGTTAACGGATTAAATGTTAATTATGCGCACTTAACGAACGGCACGATTGACAACGCCAAGATTGATCAAGCGAAAGTAAATAACCTCGCCGCGAATTATGCCAAGATTGACGCCACTAACATCAATACGGCAGCGATCCGGAACGCCTGGGTTGATGCCATGATGGTTCAAAGTGGTCTGATTGCTCATGAGGGTACAGTTTACACGCTTGATGCCATCAAGGTAAACGCAACAAATATCACAGCAGGCACGATTGACGTTGAAAGATTAATCGTCACGGTTGATGGTGAAAAATACATGGTTCACATTGACCCTTCAACGGGAACGCCATCTTATGAAAAGCTTGACGGCGATGTTATCGAAGATTTAACCATTACAGCGGACAAGATAGTTGCGGGAGCTGTCACAGCCGAAAAGATTACCACGGAGAATATTGTAGGTTCGGGCGGATGGATTAATTTAAGGAATGGCACGTTTCAGTATGTGAACGCGCAAAGCGGTGACGGGATCGCATGGGATGGTACGAATCTGACCATCAATTCAGCCAGCTTCGTCTCTAATGTGAGTAATAAATTTTCATCGCAGAATCTCTTGCCGGGAATCTATCGCCGTGAATATATGTCGGGCACCACTTACGAAGATAACGGCATTACATGGACAGTAAACGCGGATGGTTCCATCACTGCGACAGGAACGGCAACAGCAAACAGCACTTACCACTGTACGGCATGGGTGCTTGATTCCAACCCGCCTGTCATCACGATAGATCCGAACAAACGGTATACAGTCAGCGGATGCCCCGCAGGCGGAAGCACAACCACTTACAGAATGTTTGCAAGGTTCACGGCGGAAGGCACGACTCCAGGAAGCAACACAGGAAACCTGCATTATGAATACGGCGAAGGCTACACCGAGACAACAGCAAGAAAGTATTGCGCTGTCGGCTGTCAGATTCTGAGCGGTTACAACTGCGGAACAGGGGTTACTTTCTATCCTATGCTTGAGGTTGGAACAGCAAAACACAACTATGTTTCTTCCCACAGCACGGAAGGCGCGTTGTCCTCTTCCATTAGGCAGAATGCATCTGACATTTCATTCAGAGTGCAAAAGAATGATGTCATTAATCAGATTAACTTATCAACCGAGGGTGCGACTATCAGTGCGACAAGGGTTAACATCGAAGGTGCGACAATCTTCACGAATGGCAGGCTGTCCGAAAATTCCTTGGATAACGCTTACGATTCAAAAGGGTCAGCAAGTTCGGCAGAATCGAACGCGAAGAGCTACACAGATTCTTCCGTATCGGGCAAGGCTGACAAAAGCGTGGCGGTAAAATCAACGGTGTCATGTTATTACCGCTCAACCACAAACAGCACACCAACAATTAACGACCAAACCACTATCGGCACGGCTAAAGACACGGACGATGCTTGGGAATATGTAATGCCGTATCCGAAGAGGGATAGATATTTTTACACTTGCGAAAGGTATGTTCATGCGGATAATACCGTTACATTTTCAACTGTTCGGGCACTGTCGAATGCAACTTACACTTCAAAATGGTGTTCCGCATCGAACGCATCATACATTGACGGCGGTTCAATATACGCAAATTCTGTTACGGCAAGCCAAATCGACACAAGCACAATCACAGTCGGAGCATTGAGTGATGGCGCGGATTATTCAACCACTACCCAAATGAACACAGCCATCGAAGCAGGCAAAACAATTGAAAACCTTCTGCCGATGATGTATCAGAGGGAGAGCGTGAGCGGTACCACTTACGAATCAGGCGATATCACATGGACTGTTAACCCTGATGGCTCTGTGACCGCAACAGGAACAGCGACCGCAAATTCCCAGTACGCTTTTTCGGGCAACTCTTTAACTCAGAGCGTGCCTGTTATCACGTTGGATCCGGACAAAAAATACACCTTCAGCGGTACACCTTCAGGCGGTTCGGCAAGTACATATTACCTGCGTGGACGATTCACAGCAGACGGCACTACGCCAAGCAGCTCTTCGGGTACACTGTCACCTGTCGAGGTTGGCGAGGGCGTCACAATGCCAGCTGGGTATAAATACGCACAGATTTACGCCACAATCTTAAGCGGTGTCAATTGCGGTTCGGGCATTACCTTTTACCCGATGTTTGAAATTGGCGACACGGTACATAATTTCGTTTCGCCGCGTAAAGGTGCAGATGCTCTGATTGAAGATATAACAGAATCAGCCAAGACCGCGACTTCATACATTACGCGAATCAGCGCAAACGATGGCGTAAAGATACACGATTCAGCACGTAAGGAGTTGGACTATACACAGATAAACTCAGACGGTATGCACGTTTACAAGAACGGCACGAAGATCGCCGAATTTGGGGCAGATATCACGCTGGGTGATGCGAGTGATACTCATACGGTTATTAAATCGACAGGGTACGACATTATCAATGGCACATCCAATAAAATTGCTCACTTTGGGTACGACAGCGGAAATAACGACCAAGGCGGACAGTCAACAGCTCCATATTATTCGTTGGGTATCAGAAGCGGTTCAAGTGCGTCTGATATTGGCAATTATTCTGTAGCAGAGGGAGCAAGTACAACTGCGAGCGGATACGCGAGCCATTCGGAAGGCTTCGGACCGCAGGCGATAGGCGAAGCGAGCCACGCAGAAGGAATGAACACAAGCGCAATAAGTGACTTTTCACATGCAGAGGGCCAACAATGTGTAGCAGGCAATCCGATGTCAGGCGGAAGTTCAGCTGGACTTGATTGTGGTCATGCGGAAGGCTACAGGACTATCGCTTACGGCAACAGCTCCCATTCTCAAAATTATTTTACTTATGCCGTGGGAATGGCTCAAACGGCAATTGGCAAGTATAACGTACCACAGGGAACAGGCGATTCAATCAGCAATTCAGACCATGCCTTTATAATAGGAAACGGAACAGATGATACTACATCTGACAGGTCAAACGCACTCGCAGTAGATTGGAACGGAAACACGCGGATCGCGGGTGATGTTTATGTTGGCTGTTCTGCAGATTCAAGCGGTGGCACGAAGCTGGGCGAAATTGATGTTAATGACTCTATCACGCTGTCTGATGTCTACGCTTCGGGATTTATCACAAATGGTCAGAAGCGGTTACAGTTCTTTATTCCGTATGCTTGGGCAGGCACTGGAACATACATTATTAACGAACTGGACATCATTTCAAGGTTCATCAACGGCGTATATGGCTACCTGCGGAGCGGAACGGATGGCGCGAATTATACTGCGATGGGGTCAAGTTTTCTTAATATTATTCATGGCGGTTCAGGCGTTCGGCGTGATGAACTTACCACATTCTCTGTTGAATCTGTACCATACAGTGGATTCAAAGTCACAATCAACACAGGCTATGCCATCGCAAGAGCCAACACAGCAACAACAGCGGTCACTAACAACTCGCCTGTTGCTTTTCAGATAAATATCACAATAACGCGCACTGCGTAAGGAAAGACTACAACATGGAAAACATCATTTTATCAATAATCGGAAGCGGCGCGTTATCCGCGATAATCGCAGGCGTTTTTAATTTAATAGTTAACCGGAAAGGCAGGCTGAAGAAGATAGAGGATCGCTTGGATCAGATAGACAAAAAGCTTCAACAGAGTGAAAAGGACGAGCTGCGCACACAGCTTCTTTTATTGTTATCTGATTATCCGCATGAAACTGCGGAGATCCTAAAGATTGCGGAACACTATTTTGCGGATCTGGAAGGCAACTGGTACTGTACGTCGCTTTTCAATAAATGGTTAGAAACTAATAAAATTGCAAAACCTGAATGGTTTAAAGGAGGTAAGAAAGAATGAAATTTCCCGACAAAGTTTATGATGTACTTAAATGGATCTGCATGATAGTGCTGCCAGCGTGTGGCACTTTTTATTTTGCTATTGCGGGCATTTGGAATCTGCCGTATGCAGATGCTATTGTCGGCACGATCGCAGCCGTCACAACTCTGATAGGCGCGCTGATCGGCATTAGCACAGCAACCTACAACAAACAACAGGAGGAAGAGAATAATGGCTTACCCAAAAACTGATAAAGAATATGTGGCAAAATTAGAATTAGCCGCCACGATCCCGAACGGCTACGACCAGCCATATCCGTATAACTGCGGATACTTCGACGGCACCCGCACAACATGGGACTGCAACAACCTCGTGAAGACCATCATTAACGGATGGGAATACAGCAAGACCCCCGGATCGTTCTGCAATGACTTCAGCCGGACCGGGGACGTCACAGAGTGGGGACTGCTCGCTCAGTGCGATTACTCGACCAACTTCTCGAAAATGAACTGCGTCGCAGTTTTGTATATGCCGGGCCACATTGGCAGTTATATCGCGAAGGAAGTCGTGAAAAATGGGCACGTATATAACTGCATCGAAGCCACCGGAGCGTGGGGCGGGGGAGTGCTTTACAGCTACGTCGACAAGTCCGGGCGCAGATTTAACCATATGGGCGGAGTCCAGAATGGAAGCTGGACCCACTGGGGGAAGATGGTTAAATGGCTTAAGTACACAGAAGACAAAAAGATGAACTTCAAGGACGTCCCGGCAAGTCATCCGAAATATTCCCACATTAAGGCATGCTATACCGCCGGGCTTATTAACGGCTACGACGACGGCACATTCAGACCTGACGCGCCTATCACGCGCGGGGATGCCTGCATCATGTTCAATAGATTATTGAAGAAAATCAAATAGGAGGTTTTATAACTTATGGCTACAAAGAAAACCACAGCCGAACCCAAAAAGACACCGGCAAAGAAAATCACCGCGACCGTAACAGGTGGAAGGCTGAACGTTCGCAAAGAAGCATCTCTTGCAGCTGATGTCGTTCGCGTCCTGGATGATGGCTCAGTCATCGACATCAAAGAAAAGGGCGCGGAATGGTCACAGCTGAAAGACGGTTTCGTGATGACTAAATACTTGGTATTCTGATCATTTTCGATCTCCTTTATATAATTTTGTTCGCAAGAAAATACCCCGGTTGGCTCAGTGCCTTCCGGGGCTTTTTTGCGTTATGTGCAATTCGCACTTTTGGTCATTTTTTTTGAAAAGATGTGTTAAAATGGAACAAGAAAATTTTTGCACTGTCACAAAACTGTCACAAAAAATGCCAACAAACGCTGATTTTATGCGGTTTTTCCCTTCACTCGTAATGAAGGGGTCATCGGTTCGAGTCCGACTGGAGGCTTGCATTGAAAAATGGCGAAAAACGTTGAATTTATGCGGGTTTGCGCCGTTTTTTTTATTGTTTGTGAAGTGGGCAAAAGTGAACAAAAGTTCGTGAAAGTAGTGTCACAAATGTGTCACAAAACGGCACTTTTTGATGGTGTTGTCACAAAAGTGTCACAAAAATCAGAAGTCCATTGCCGCCTGAAATTTCTTCAAATCTTCCTTCTCGGAATCGATGTGGCTGTAAAGTTTTAAGAACAATTCTTCAGAATGCCCCAGGAATTCCGATTTCTTTTTACTGCTGATTCCATCAACGTAATATAATCGTGTTGCATAATCGTGACGAATCATGTGTGGAGTCAGATGGATGACCTTGAGATTGTCTTTTCCGCCAAGATTCGCATTGATTGCTTTTTCAATCCGCTTCCACATCTGACGGCTTACGGTCCTACTGTCGCCGGAGTAGGGCGAAAATGGTAATTCGTTCAGATATTTCTTCCATGTTCTGGACTTTGCTCTTGGAATTGGCACGTAACGCACTACGTGAGTCTTTGTGTCCTTCACTGTAGGAACTTCTCCATTATAGGCTATACTTTTATTAACCCTGAGCAAAAGCGTCTTAAAATCGAAATCAGAGCGTGTGACCGCAAGTGCCTCTCCACGGCGCAATCCGCAATAGTAGAGCAAATCCAAATAAAATCTATCCTTAACGGACAACTTCACCGATTTTATGGCCTTGCGCTCCGCGGTCGTAAGCGATCGTTTTTCCGCTGCCTTGTGTGTTGGAACGTCAAGTTTGTTCGCCGGACTTGCCAAAATGATTCCATCATCAATAGCTGCATCAAAGACCTGGCGCAACGCTAAACGGATTTTTACGCAACAGCTTGGATGGTCAGCATTGGAGTTAATCACCATCTGCAGGTCCGTCTTGGTGATATCTTTCATTGGAATGGTGTTGATGGCAGCACATTTGGATAAAGCATATTTGTATCCGGCATACGTGTTGATCGCCTTGTTTGCCTTGTACACTTCGAGCCATCTCTTTGAATACGTTTCAAATGTAATGTCTGACATGTTTGGCGCATACTCGAATTGCTTCTGCAGTTCCAACGTCTTCTTATTCAGCTCCGCCTGCGAGTTGGCATAGACCCATTTACGGATGCGCTTGCCACTGATCGGATCTGTGCCGAAGCAGACTTGTTTCTTGTATCGGTATTTTGTCATTCATTTTTCACCTCCTTTGCAATATAGTGTAGTCCTCCTGGTACTCGATTTCTAACATCTCTACCAGTTTTTCCTTATCATTGTAATATCTTTCGTAATCTTCTTCAGTGCCAGTTTTGCCGTCTGGATCAATATTGAATACGGCTCCTGTGTAATATTTTCCTTTTACAAATCCACCTAAATCATAAAGAAGGAAATACATATCGCAAATATATTGTTCTTTTTCCGATTTATTGTTTTTCATAGATAATTCAGGGGAAAACCCGCAAGAATCCACCTGCTTCATTATTTTGACGGCTATTCCGTCTTCGTTTGGATTGTCTCCATTGTCTTCCCAGTCATCAAGGATTTGTAATGCTTTGTTTCCTGCATTCCATGCTTTTGTATCTGCTCCATCAGGAACGTTGGATCCGGAGCAGGCCGTGAGCGTTAACATTACGAAAATTACCATCACTATTATTTTTTTCATTTTTACCCTCCCATAGTACCCGAACATATGTACGGATATTTTCACATGTCATGTTGTATATTTGCTTTGCAACCAACGGATGTACTCCAGAGCCATACTCTTACCCTCGTCATTGAGTTGTTGGAACATTGACAATAAATCACTTTCGGAATCGGATGGTTGCTCGTCCCGGACTCCGAGAATATCCAACACAGACACATTGAAGAAATCGGCATATTGTTTGATTTTGTCCTGCGTCAAATCAAAACTGTCGTTCTCAATGCGTGAGATAGCCGAACGATCGGAATAACCTAAAGCTTTTGCCAAATCGTCCTGCGTAATTCCTTTACTTTTGCGTAATTGCTTTAAATATGCCCCATTCATAACACCATTCCTCCGTGCGGTTATTGTATAAAAAAAGTTACGAAAAATCAACATTTTTATTAAATCGTGATATTATTGTTGACAAATACGCACATTTCCTTTACATTATGTGATAAATAATCACGAAAGGAGGATAACATGACAAAGACAAATTTACTCAAAGCCAAGATGGCGGAACACGAAGTAAGCAACCAGCAGGCAGCGAACAAGCTGAATCTGTCGATGGTTCAGTTCAGAAAAAAACTGAATAACGAGGCTAAATTTAATCAAGTCGAGATTAAGACCATTAAGCAGTTATTGTTTCTTAATGATGCCGACATTGTCGAGATTTTCTTGTCTTGATTTTTTTTACCATGAAACGTGATTATTTGTAACGTTTTGGAAAGGAAGTGACTAAATGGCAGTGACATGGATGAAGCTGAAAGCCTTCTGCACGATGTATGGAGTTCCTGTCAGCGTGATGACGAGAGCGGTCCACGGTCAGTACAGTCACCAGATCGCAAGGAAGGCAGACCCGAACAAGGTCAACAGTCCGTGGATTATCAACGTACAGAGAGCGTTGGAGCTATGGGAGGGAGGATACATTTAAATGAAACGCAAAGCAATCAAATCATTACGATACACGGCAATTGTAACGACCGCAATCATCGCGGGGCTTGTGGTGGTCATGGCGGTGAACGCGAACGCGGAAACAGATACGCAGCTGGAGCAGATAGACGCATTTATTGAACAGCACGAAACGCGCCACAATGACATTGCGGAACTCGAAACGGTCAGCCTGTCTTACTCTGAATGGAAGGCAAAAAAGGCGCGGGAAGCCGAATCTGAAGCCACAGAAGCCACAACAGAGGCAGTCGAACTGACAACAGAAGCGATTGACTATTCCGCGATGGACGTTTGGATGCTCGGATCCACGCTCTACGGCATCAGCGAGTTAGACACCACACGAACCCTGAAGCTGATTTCTTATGAGGGTTACGGCTATAGCCCGCTGTCATACTATGTCGCTTGTTGCTGTTGGGTACGCTGTCAGGAAGGCTATTTCGGTTTTAGTGATTTGTATTCTTCCTTCGGAGGTGCTGATACAAGCTATGGGGCATGGATGGATGATTTGCAGATTGCGGATTGGGCATATGATGCGCTGTGGGAGTGTTACATGAATCCAACATACGTGACATCTTGCAACGGCATGGAATGCCCTGCGGAATATGTTTATGCGGAATTCGATGGCAACAACATGATATACGTTTGGTAGGAAGGAAGGCTGAACAGGATGATTGAATGGAAGGTAAAAGAACGCCTGATCGCGAATGAAACAATGTACGAAGTGGTCGGCGTGGACGGCGATACGAAATGTTACGGCGGGCTGTTTCCAACACTGGAGGACGCACAGGAGATTGCCGACAAGCTGAACAAAGCCCAAAAGGGCGAACTGTAATTTAATAATCCATCGTGACTGTATGGGTGGGTGCGTCATCTAATTAAGATTTGCGTTTCATTTTATAAACATTGCAACTGACAAACAAACTAAAAGACGACCTTTTTTTAAAGCACTTATACCCTCATATATTCTGTCCTTATACATAAACACAGACGCACCTACCCACGCGGTCACGATGAGAACACAAGAAAGGAGAACCAATAATGACAGACCATGATATTTATGACAATTTAGTCCGGATAAGCGCGAAATACGAGATCCTCATGAATGCGATCCTGAATGCCGCGTCCCTGGATTATGACTTAAAGGAATTGTATTTTGACTCAATGCAGCTCGTGCCAATCATTAAGGCATTGGACTACGAAAGCTACTCAGACACATTGATCGCGCTCCAGGAAGAGAAGAAACGCAAGGACGCACTAAGACCAATCGAACCGATGGATTAAGGAAGGAGGCTGAATGGACACATCGAAACAAGTACAACTGCATCAGGAGTTAAAGAAGGAATACACCATCAATTCACATCCGTCAGATACTTGCGATATCTGCGGGCTGGAAGTATCCGAACGACCAATGATGCATATGGGAACCACCATCTGTCAGGCTTGCTTTTGGCGGTGGATCCTCGACACACAAAAAGAATGACCGCCCGCAGAGAGAAAATGGGAAAATGGGCAGTCATTCAATGGATATTATCACAAGGGCATTGTAACACAATGCAGAAAGGAACACAAATGGGAAAGTTTGTAATCATCTACGGCAGATCCGGAACAGGGAAAAGCCGGTCATTGAAAAACTTCGGCAAGGATGAATTGACACTGATTAATGTCGAAGGGAAGGAACTACCATTCAAGGGCAAGTTTAAATATACGCTCGTTTCTGATGATGTGGAAACCATCGAAAGCGCACTTCAGACCATGCCGACAGACACGGCTGTGATTGATGATTGCGGTTACATCATGACACACCGCTTTATGCGGGAACACCGCGAGAAAACCGGCAATAAGCAATTTGAAATGTATAACGACATCGCGGATGACATTTACGGATTGATCAGAACGGTTAAACGCCTGCCGGAAGAGAAAATCGTTTATTTCATATTCCATGAGGACATGAACGACAGCGGAATAACCATTATCCGCACTCTTGGCAAGTTGCTCGATAGCAAGGTCTGCATCGAAGGCATGGCAACCATTGTTCTGCACTCTATGTTTGACGGGCAGAAATACTATTTTAAGACACAAA